TGCGACGTGGCAGTTTTGCGGCCTACCTGCCGATTGATCATCCAGATATTCTAGAATTCCTGCAGATTCGCGCGGATGGTAATTCAATTCAGAACCTATCTATCGGCGTAACCATTCGTGATACCTGGATGAAAAGCATGGTATATGATAAGGATAAAGATAAACGTAAAATCTGGGGTAAGTTGATTCAGAAAAGATTTGAGTCAGGTTACCCATATATTATGTTTATTGATACGGTTAATAAAAATGCTCCGGATGTATATAGGGATAAGGGGCTTAAGATTCATGCCTCAAATCTTTGTTCGGAGATTAATCTCTCCTCCTCGGCAGATGAGTCCTTTGTCTGTAATCTATCCTCCATGAATCTGCTTCATTATGATTCCTGGAAAACTACAGATGCCGTGGAAACGTTAACATATTTTCTGGATGCGGTCATGACAGAGTTTATCGATAAAACGACTAACATATCATTCATGGAATCAGCCAGAAAATTTGCTCAACAACAAAGAGCCCTGGGTATCGGTGTGCTAGGCTGGCATAGCTACCTGCAATCTAAGATGATACCATTCGAGAGCCTGGAGGCTAAGCTGCTTAATACTGGAATTAATTCCTTGATATCTCAGCGGGCTAACCTGGCCTCCAGGGCATTAGCCACTGAGTTTGGTGAACCGCCCCTTTTAAAGGGATATGGTCGCAGGAATGTTACCCTGACAGCTGTAGCACCCACAACCTCAAGCTCTTTCATTCTGGGTCAGGTGTCACCCAGTGTTGAACCGCTAAACTCTAACTACTTTGTTAAAGATCTGGCAAAAGGTAAGTTCACATTCAAGAACAAATACCTGGAGAATGTACTGGAGGATCATGATAAGAACGATCATGCTACCTGGCACTCAATCCTGGTTAAGGGTGGAAGTGTGCAGCATCTGAAGTTTTTATCCGAGCACGAGAAGAATGTATTCAAGACCTTTGGCGAAATAAGCCAGAAGGAGATTGTTATTCAGGCCTCGGCCAGACAAAAGTATATCGATCAGTCTCAGAGCATTAACCTGATGATACATCCAAAGACCTCAGTAAAAGACGTTAACCAATTACTCATATTTGCCTGGGAACTAGGAGTAAAAACCCTGTACTACCATCGTGGCACAAACCCCTCACAAGAACTTAGTCGTAACCTACTTCAGTGTTCCTCCTGCGAATCATGAAATTATTCTTAGAATGCAGCAATTGCGAAATTAGCTATAACATCCACTGGTCCTATCAGAGCACACATCGGCATAATGAGCTGATTAGTGCCGTGGAGGATGAGGAGGAGTTTATAGCCCAGGAGGAACTGTGGCCGACCCTTTGCCCCTTCTGTGGCCAGACCTCAGACGAGATACACACCTAACATTATGCATACATACTCTTTATGTGGATGCACCAGAATAAAGAGTATGTATTAACCGAGAGAGACCCCAAAAAAATATGTGGTTTCGTTTACCTGGTAACTAACCTGGTATCTCAGAGGCAGTATGTTGGTAAAAAGTTATTCTGGTCCAGTCGGAGTAAAATGATCAAGGGCAAAAAAAAGAAGCTTAAGGTTGAGTCCGATTGGCAATCATACTACGGCTCGAGCGCTAGCGTTCAGGCTGATCTGGCCTCTCTGGGCCCAGATAAATTCCTCAGAGAGATTCTTCATATTTGCCTGAGCAAAAGCGAATGTTCCTACCTGGAGACCAGAGAACAGTTCAATCGTAACGTGCTGCTCAGACCCGCTGAATACTACAATGAATGGGTGACGTGTAAAATCACACGTAAACACCTGGCAAAATTAACCGAAAACTACACACAGCAGTTCCCGCCCGGAATACTGCCCTAAGCCCTTGGTAATCAGCGGCTTACCAGCTGAAAATAAATGAAAATAGTTATGTACAGTCTGATCGGTTTTAGGTATATTGACCCTAGATGAAAAACATTCAGAAAGAAACCTTGGTAGCGGTTAAGACATTGGATATAACCCAACAATTGATGTCGGCAATCAGTCTCTATCGGGATCAGCAATTGGCTGCCGAGCGGGCCGAAGAGTCCCGCAACTTCTTCCGCGGTATTCGTGGAAGCCTCGAGCTCGAGCTTGCCACTAAGTCATTAGTGGTTACTAAGTGACCCCGACGGTGTAATATAATACTATAATATATGATAATTATCGACTATAGCGGCATTGCTATGGCAAGTCTTTTCTCTCAGGTCGGCCGCGCAAAGGAGGTAGAGGAAGGCCTGATCAGACACATGATCCTGAATACCCTTCTCTCCTATAACCAAAAATTTGGTAAAGAGTACGGTGATCGAGTGGTTATTGCCTGCGACTCCCGCTCCTGGAGAAAAGATTACTTTCCGGAATATAAGGCTTGCCGCAAGACTAGCCGAGAATCCTCCGGTATTAATTGGGAAAAATACTATGATATTATCAACCTTGTTCAGGGTGAAATTCAGGAGAATTTGCCATATCAAGTTATTAAATTATCAGGAATGGAGGCCGATGATATTATCGGAACTTTGGCCTTAAAGTATGCCACACCCCTGCAAAAGGCAATGATCATCTCATCTGACCATGATTTTATTCAGCTTCAGCAGAATAAAAATGTCAGGCAATTCTCCCCGCTCACTAAGAAGCTGGTGAGTGATTCTAGCCCAGCAAAGTATCTTCTGGAACATATTTTCAGGGGCGATACCGGTGACGGCATACCCAATATTCTGAGCGATGATAGAGTATTCATTGAGAAACGAAGGCAGACCCCGGTCAGTCAGAAACGCATCGATGAATGGATTGCCAACATTGATAAACTGGAGACTATTATGCCGGCCGATGTGTTTCGAAACTATAGCCGGAATCGGAAGCTTATTGCCCTGGATCAAATATCCTCTGAGAATAAAGCCAGAGTTATATCGGCCCTGGAAACTGTTCAGATTGCTCCCCAGTCTCGGGTGTTAAATTACCTGATAGCTAAGAAGTGCGCCGGATTAATACCTCATACCAGTGGATTCTTCGTGGCCTCGGCCGCGCCAGTGACCACGGAGTTTAGTATTTATTAAATATATATACCCAGAGCTGCATAATAAACTCACGCTGTGTACCGTGCAACATGAGTTTACTTAAAACCAGGATCAGGAAGAGTATGACAATGATAAATAAGTTCAGGAAGGTAGCCAGGATATCTCTGAACTGCCTATCTATGAATGACAAACACGCAAATTGTCCGATTGAGGCAAGACGTTGAAGAATTGACATACTTTGTAAAACGTCTTGAAAAGGAAGGTGAGAAGACCAGAATATCTTTGATTCAGTCTAAGATCAAATTTGTTCAGGATACTATAGCTCGTCTGGAAGACTCATCATCACAAAATACCATAACCCATAATCAATACATATGTTAAATAAATTAGAATCAGCAGTAAACACCTTGGCTAAATATATCGCAAAATTCGGTGACGTCATTATGCAATACCTCTTTGATCGGCCTCTGGCATATATTAAAAAGTTATGCAGCAGGGAGCCTAGGTGGGCCAGACAAATAGTATCTCGCGCAAATGCAGAATCCCAGCCCAATGCCATTGCCAGAGATATTCTTTTTGGAATGGTAATTCATTACTGTGATTCTAGACCTGATTTTGACCTGCTTAGCCATTTAAAAACCATGATTGTTTCAGATACTATTAAATTTGCCCCCAGAAGTTCGAAGCTGCTGGATAAAGCTAAACTGAATGAGGCCTATGCATGGGCCAAATACGGTCTGTACAATTCTCAGATGGAGATTGATCTGAATAATTTAACTGAACGCGGTCGTGCCAGTCTGCTAAAGTATATTGATACTACTAACGCTAAACATTGCGCCTATATCGTTAAAAATCTAGAGGCATTTACATTGTAATCCTTTACTCGGATCCTTTATGTTCTACGATTATATTTGTTCCAGGTGTGATAAAACCTTTGAGCTTAACCTTTTAATGGTTAATCGCGAGCAGCCACTGAGTAAACCTTGCCCAAATTGCAAGAAAACTAAGTGTGTGACCAGATCAGTTAATTCATTGCCCATCTCCTATATGGGTAACATACATCCAGCTAAAAGAGCAGGTAGCGGCTGGAATGACGTTCTTAAGAAAGTTGCTGCCCCCTGGGGAAAGCATAGCACAGTCGAACATTATTAAACCTAAATCTACAAATATGGCAAAAAGGAAAACGAAGGGTGCACAGGAAGGGGAATCGTTTAAGCTGGTGGATATTCCTAAGAGTATAGGCATTGGACCATTATCTGATATTAGTCCTATGACTAAAACTCAGGAGCTGGTATTTAATGCCTATCAGAAAGACTATAATGTAGTTATGTCCGGAGCTGCCGGTTGTGGCAAAACGTTTATTGCTATTGCCATGGCCCTGAAGCAGATTATCGCCGAGAACTACAAAATGAAATTGATCATTGTCAGATCAGTAGTACCTACTCGGGATATGGGATTCTTGCCCGGTTCCCAGGCCGATAAGGAAGCAGCCTATACTACACCCTACGAGGAGATAGTTAATGAGCTGTTCTGTGATGGTCAGGCCTGGAAAAAGCTTATTGATCGTGGAACGATTCGCTTCTTAACCACAAGCTTTATTCGCGGCATTACTATTCGCAATGCTATTATTCTGGTCGATGAGGCCCAGAATTGTAACTTTCACGAGTTGGATAGTATCATGACCAGGTGCGGTACTAATAGTCGAATCATTTTTACCGGTGATTATTACCAGACAGATTTTGAGCGGGATAAAGACAAAAATGGCATTAACGAATTTATCGAGATTGTAGACCGGCTTAAATACTTTAAGCACGTAAGATTTGGCTGGGAAGATATTGTAAGATCCTCCCTGGTCCGAGATTATATTATGACAAAGGAAATGATACAGAGGGAGAAAAGCAGTAATAATAAACAACAACAACAA